GGCGAGGCACGCTTGCGCGGGCACCCCCGCCATTTAAGGCGGTGACGGGCCGAATGGCCCGTTATGCTGGCATCTCGTGCGGGTAAACCCGCATAAGATTACGGTTCGTAAATGAAGTGGTCGCCTTCTTTGGGCGGTACCGACCGGTTGCCTTAGTTGGCTTCTCTCCGGCCGGGCCCATATGAAGGCTCCTGACGTAATCGCCCACACGTAGTGCGCGATCCTCGACAATTGGTACGAGGCGATACGAAACCCTCGGAACGCGCGCTGTCACAAGCGCGTCTTTCGAGTCCATATCGACGCCTCCCCAGTACTTCAAGGGTACGAATCCCGTCAACTCTTGCCATAGCGGCTCGAGCGTCGGGTCGAGTAACCCCCCTACGGATTGCCGGTCGCTCCACTTGCGTATTTGATTACACAAGTGAATAACATCCATTATCCTTTTAGGAGGTCCCTTTATGTAAAAAGGAGTTATATCAAGTCCACCGTAATAGTGGCCACCGCAACTTTCCCGGAAGGGGGTGCGTTCATACGATTTCAGCTGGTTAAAACTAAAACCGAGAAACGTCAACGCCGCCTCCAAAGGTTGGTAAGCAGTGACGGGGACAATAAGGTCGTCCCCATAAACGGAGATACGGCCGCGAACGCCCTTGATAATGCACACTGTTCTCGCTATGGCGTAGAATAGTAGGCTTTCAAGTTCGAACGTGAAACCGTTACCCATACTTGACATCATTTCATTACAGTGCCACGTCCCCTCATACACCGAAGTGTGAGAGGACCTGGTAGTCATCAAAAGACTGTACCACAGCGTGGGCAATAAAGCTTCACATAATGCTGTGGTAACCGAATCGCTGGCCGCCGAGAGATCGACGGTCGCGAGGGACCCAGTCTTTGATCCGTATTGTGCGAGGGACCTATTTATCGATTGGTCATTCAGGTCGATACCAAGCTTTCGCAAGGCTCGTCTAAAATGATTACCGATACCCTTCTGCACAAACATATTGATGTCAGGCTCTTTACAAGCGCAACGATCAATTTCACTGTTCTTTGGAACCGTAAACATCACGTTTCCCTGGACTAGATTGAGATCGAGGTCGACCGGTTGGCGAAGCCAACCTTTATAGGAGATTAAATCCCCAATAAACCAATCCAGGCAAGGTCCTGTGATATCCACTCTACCAGCGTACTTCGAAGCCGCAAAGCTCCGAGTACGAGGGCGACTTGTTGACGCGCCCCCGGAGAACTCGTAATTAAGTTCATCCGGTGGTACATCTCCAATACACCGCGAGATTATATCAGAACAGATACGCTTGAACCGTCCGAACGTGCCGAGACCACATGGCAAAACATAATGGTCTTCGGTTAAAATCAAACGTTCGTTGGTCTCAGCGTTCTTTTCCTCGGTCAACATCCATTTCTCAATGGCTGCCGCCTTCCGCTTTGCGGCGGAATCAGGATCCGGAGCGTTATACTTACTCCAGACTTGCTGCCTAAGATAGAACTTCGCGGGGTTGTCCCCGTTCAGCTCGTCTAGGTGGCTCCTGAGAAGGTCCAATACTTTCTCGGCTGGTATACACGCGTTCGCGTCGTACGTCGACGGATTCGGCAGTGTCTTTTTCATTATTCGGTTTCTCCGTAATATGAAGGGCAAACATGAAGGCCATTATGGTCACTATCATGAATGCGAGGAACATCCCGATCAGCACGTAGCTGAAAGGGGACTCCGTCGTGATGTAGCCGTGACGGCCGCGGGGCATTAGTATACGCCCTGCAGTTTAACGATCACATCGTTCACCAGGGTTTTCCCGGTGCCGAGAGAGTCGGCAACCATGCCAACGACATCGTTCCGTTCAGCTTCGGTCGAGAAATCATCGAAGTCAAATTCCAGGGTAACACGCGAGGTGCGTGCGACCTTAGGAACAACAACTCCGTTGATTGTCTCGTTCACGACAATTGGGAACACGCCCTGAAGGCGAGCCTTATGTCGTCCGGACGAGGTCCGGCGGAGACTGATGGAATACAGGTTTGACCCTGCGATCGATCCGTTGAGTTCGGTTACTGTTCCGACATTACCGATCACGTCACGAGGCGTGAAGGTGTGCGCAACAGGAGTCGCTTTCCGGTCTGTGAGGACCAGGTTTTGCAGTTGAGGCATTTCGTGCCCTTTCTTTGGTTACTCCTCCACTTGTGTGGAGGGTGTATTGCCGGAGACAGCGGCGGGTTAACGTCTCAGTTGCGTGACTAATGCAAGTGCACTCGTCACTT